AGCATTAATTCTAATAGGCGCAGAACCAATCACATCTTTTGACGATGGTACAACCGAGGCATTAGTCTCGGTCAATATGTATGAGGATGCGGCTCGTACAGCATTGGTTAATACACGCTGGCGGTTTGCAACAAACCAAGCGGTGCTAAACCTTTTGGTGGATGAGCCAACTGGTCGCTATGACAATGCTTATCAACTGCCCAATGACTACCTGATGGTTCATGCTATCACGGTAAATGACTACCCCATCGAATATAACATCTACGGCAGTAAAGTGTTTGCTGACACTAATGATTCTGATCAACTTGTAGCAGACTACACTTATCGGGCATCAGAAGAAAACTGGCCTTCATACTTTACTCTTGCTGTCGAATATGGCCTTGCCGCAATGTTCGCAACTTCTATAGCGCGAGATAGCACGATGGCGGCATTGATGCAGAAAGCCGCAGACTTGGCTATGGCAAAAGCAAGAAGCCTAGACGCACAACAGCAAACATCTCGCAAACTGGTAACATCAAGGTTTATTACGAATAGGCGCAGTTAATGGCACGAGTAAGAGTACCACTTACTAACTTCCAGTTTGGAGCAGTAAGTCCTTCTATGCTGTCGCGCACAGATAGTCCTGTCTATGCCCAAGCCGCTAAGAAGGTTGAGAATCTATTTCTGCGTAATGAAGGCGGCGTATTGCGCCGCTTTGGTACGCGTAAAGTTTACGAGTTTGATACTACTGTTGATACTAGCAAGCGTCAGCAAGTAAGGATTATTCCTTTTATCTTTTCAGATGATGAGCGTTATATCATCTCTCTTGAGCATGAGCAGATTCGTTGCTTTAAGATTGACCCAGCAACAGGGGCTATTTCTCTTGTTGAGACTATTACACAAGATGTAAATGCTGACACTCTGCCGATCACAGATACCTATCTTGATGAGATTAATTTTGCACAATCTGGTGACATTATGATTTTGTGCCACCAGACGTTCTCTCCCCTCCGTCTGGTGCGCACAAGCCTCAACGATTTCCAAGTTGAGCCATTTGCTTTTGATACCGACTCTGATGGGGAATATATCTTTCAGCCATATTATTCGTTCCAAGGCACTAGTGTAACGCTTGATCCATCGGCAACAACTGGGACTGGCATAACACTTACCACCTCTGCAAACTATTGGGATACTACTGGGACTCAAACTGCTGGTAACTATCTTGATTCAAAGCACGTTGGGATTATTATTAGATACCACGGTCAAGAGATTGAGATTACTTCTGTTCAATCTGCCACTCAAGCAACTGGTGATGTAATTGATAAATTAGAAGTACACTTGGATGTTGATGCTATTGAGACTACAGATGGCCTTGCTGATATTGAAATAACAATGGCTGGTCATGGTTTGAAAACTGGTGATACAGTTATCATTAGCCATGCTGGTGCTGTAGGTGGCATCTCTGCAAACCAGATTAACGGCACAAGAACTGTCCAAGATATTATTGATGACAATGTATTTGTAGTCACTGCTGGTGCAAATGCTAATGATTCTGTTGTTGGTGGTGGCTCTCCAAAAATTGAGACTCATGCGCCTACTACCGCTTGGGAAGAGCAGTCATACAGTGTTCTTCGCGGATTCCCTGCGGCTGTTACATTCCACGAAAACCGCTTGTGGTTTGGCGGGACTATTGGTCAGCCTGACGGCATCTGGGCAAGTGTAACTGGCGAGTATTACAACTTCGATGTAGGCGATGCAGAAGATAGTGATGCCCTTGATCTCACTGCAAGCATTGGTGAGATCAACACTATTCGCCACATTGTGTCAAACCGTGATTTGCAGATCATGACTAGTACATCTGAGATGTACATTCCAGCATTTACTGACAAACCAATTACGCCAACCAATGCGCAGATCAAGCGTCAGACTCCTTACGGTGCATCTTATGTGCGTCCACAATCATTGGATGGTGCGACTATCTTTGTTCAGAAAACTGGCTCGGTTGTTCGTGAGTACATCTACTCTGACGCTGAAGCCGCTTATGTTGCTAACAGTATTTCGGCTTTGTCTGCGCATTTGATTAGTGATCCTGTGCAGATGACAATCTTGCGCGGTGCTATCAACAGACCTGAATCTTACGCATTTATCCTTAACAGCAACGGTAACATCGCGCTTCTTACATCTAATCGTGCTGAGAATCGTGTTGGATGGAGTGAGTTTACAACCAATGGAAAGTTTCATTCTTTATGCACGATTGATGATCGAGTCTTCTTAGTAGGTCAATATGACAAAGGAGATGGCACAGATAAGTTTATTCTTACTGAGTTTGATTCTAATTTGTATCTTGATTTTTCAGATGACTTTACTGGCACTGCTGGCGTGTTTGACGTTTCATCTCACTTTGCCAATGGTGCTGTAGTATCGGTAATTGATGGCGATAACTATGTAGGCGACTTTACTGTTGCAAGTGGAAATGTAGATGTATCCGCAGTAGAAGAAATTACCTCTGCTGAGATTGGATACAAGTTTGACGTTGAACTAGAGACTTTGCCTATTGATGCAAATATTGGTAATGGCCCATTAACAGGGAATCCAAGAATGATAAATCGTGTTATATTGGATTTGGTTGACACGTTATCGGTATCTGTCAATGGGAAGAAACTGGTGATTCGTCAGGTAACAGATGATTTAAGTTTGGGCAGAACGCCTGTAACTGGTAAAAAAGAATTTAGACTGATCGGGTACAAAGAAGACCCGACAGTCACAATAACACAAACAGCACCATTATCCTTGCAGGTTAATGGTCTAATCGCAGAGGTAGCGTTCTAATGTTAGCGGGATTGCAATTATTTGGTTCAGCAATTTCTGCTTTCTCTGCCATTCAGCAAGGGAAGGCGGCTAGGACACAGGCTTACGCAGAGGCTCAACAATACGAAGCCGAGCGTCAGATGAATGAGTTGCAGACGCAACAGCGACATAATGATCGCCTTGCGTCATATAATTCTGCATTAGCGACAAACGAGGCTTGGTTCGCTTTTGCTGGTCGTGATGCGTCGGACCGTTCTGTTCGCGCATTCCTAGATCGCCAGAAGGAAATTGCTTACACAGATTTGTCACGATCTGCTACGCAGGGCTTTATGGAAAGTGAGAAGTTACGCTACCAATCTGATCTTAGCATTCTGCGTGGGCGTAACGCATATCGCGCTGGTATGATGTCTGCCGCTTCATCCATCACTAGTGGGCTGTTTAAGTACCAGCAGATTAAAGGTGTGTAATGGCTGTCATTAAACAAACACAACAGTTTCGGAATCAGCGCATTGGCGTTGTTCGTGCTGACACAGGAGAGCAACAACTGTGGCAAACAGTAGGTCGTGCCGCCGACAATCTGATTGCTGATGTAATGAATGCGGCAAAGCCAAAGGCAGAGCAACTAGGTCAAGAGACAGCAGAACAGTATGCTCAAGAAGGCTTGCTCCGTACTATTGATCCAGAGACAGGTCGCGCACAAGCATTTACTCCACCAGCAAGTTTTGGAACTATTGCTCAGTCAGCGTATAAGAATACTATGCGCCGCCGCTACATTCGTACGGCTGAGTCTGAGATTAAAGAGAAAGCATCTGAACTATTCATTAAGTATCAGTATGACCCGCAAGGCCCAGAGAACTATGCAGTCTCAATGGAAGACTACATCTCTCAGATGGTTAAGGCGACTGATCCTATGTTTGCAGAAACTATCCGTGAGGTTGGTTCTAACTATTTAGCAAGCACCAAATTAAATTTGATGCAGAAGAGAGCAGAGGCTATCACTGCAACAGAACGCAATGCCTTGATTAATGATGCGAATGAATTTGCCACCAGCATCCAAGACTTTGGCAATGATGTTAATTCACTAAACGTTGCTTTGCAGATGGAGGAAGAAGCGCAGTGGGAAGCATTACAGGCTGGTATTATTACTGAGCCACAGTATCGTTCCAACCTGATGGTAATGCGCCGCGCCGCGCAACAACGTAATCTTCCAAATGCTTTGAGTTATGGTCGTACTGTTACGTTCAAAGATGCTGATGGAAAAGTTGCTGAACGTCCATTGACTATTAATGATATTACTCTGCTTGAGACTGCATATCAGTCTATGGGTGACGAACGTGTATTAAGCCAGTTGCCAGATAGCCTCCGTGCTATATATGAAGATTCTATATCTTATGGCGCAGTATCGGCTGAGGACTTTGACCAACTTCGTCAAACTGTTTCTATGTCTGCTACTAATTTTCAGAGTCAGGCATCTGATAGGGCAAAGAAGGCAAGTTCAAAAGATAATCTTGGCAGAATAAATGGTGGTCTTGGCGATGCAACAAGCACAAAAGATCAGGAAGTTATTGATCAAGATATTCAAGATAAGGCTGGAGTGCCAGAAGAGTTTCGTAATTCTTACTACAGAATGCCAGAATCTTTGTTAAATAAAAACATTGTTGATGTTGTCGCTCGGACATCTGTTCCACCTAGAGGCTTGATCCAAAGTCTTGAGAACCTTGCAATGGGTATGCAGTATGATGATGTTGAAATTCAAAACTTGATGCAACATTATTTTAGATTGAAGACTTACACCAATCGTGATGGCGACACACAAGACCTTCTGTACAATTCATTGTCAGATAACACTAGGGCTATCTTAGAAACTGTTGGGTATGTAACGCAATTTACAAGTGGCACTGAAGATTTACCATCTATTGTTTCTCGAGTAACGGCTAACTTCCAAGACAAAGATACTCTAGCACTTAAATTAAAGACTGTGTTCAAAGAGCCAACTGGAAAGATGAGTAGTCTTCAAGCATACCTTATGCATCAGTTTGGAAATGATGCAGTGATGGTTTCTCGCTATCAGCCAGTGGCTGAGTATATGTTTGCTAATGGAGCAAACCTTCAAGATGTAACTGACAGAATAGATGCAATGAAGAATTCAGTTTATCTGGATACTAAAGAATTAGTTGCTGATCCCCTTTATAGCGATAACATTGAGCGTTCTGCTTATGCATTACAACGCACAATTCCTAATCCTCTTATCCGTGACCTTTTCGTTTTATCTGTAAATAATGAATTGCCAGATGGATTCCATCTTGGTAAAGGCGGCCCAGCAGGTAGCAAGCAAGTATATCTTGTTCCTCAAGACCTTCGTGGCACTGGTGTTACAGATGAGTTTGGAACTTTAGGTGTGATGTATTCGGCATTCTATAAAGATGAGTTGGGTATGCTTATTCCTGTTCCAGCCCAAAACGATAAAGGCGATCCTCTTTATCTTTCTTTCTCACCATCTGCGCCTAAATTTGCACAAGAAGCGGCTAAACTTTCTGGTGCTAAAGAAGAGGCAGAAGAGCCATCAGACGAAAGAGAGAGAATACGCGAGTTTGAAAAGAAAACTGGCAGAAAACTTGATCGCTCTCTAGGCACAACACTAGAAGAAATTCTACAGAACGAAGCCGTAGAAGGCCAGATGGGTGGTGGCGCATGACCAACATTGATTGGAAGTTTATCCTCGACAAAGAAGGCGGCATCAAGACTCGTGGTTATGTACCTGACGCTCAAGGCTCACAGAGCGGCGTTACCATCGGCGGTGGTGTAGACCTAGGGGCAAGGAACGAACAAGACCTAGAGGGGCTTCCTGACGCGATTAAGGCTAAGTTAATTCCGTACCTAGGACTAAAGGGTGCAGATGCGCTTGCTGTTGCTGGCAATTTGAACTTAACCACCAAAGAAGCACGAATTGTAACTGAGTTTGCCAAAGAGCAATCTCTTAGCAATTTGCGGATCAAATGGGAAAATACTACTGGTCAATCTTTTGACTCTCTTGAGAAAGCAAAGGCAACTGTTATTGCGTCTGTTGCATTCCAGTATGGCGATCTTGAGTCTCGCACACCAAACTTTTGGCGTCAGGTAACAACTGATAACTGGCAAGAGGCTGTGGCGAACTTAAATAACTTTGGTGACAAGTATCCTACTCGCCGCAAGTCTGAGGCAGAATACTTCCTGACCAACACTAAGTCAGAATTAAAAAAAAAATCTAACATAGAATATGCTGAGACTCCTATAGAGATGCCAAGCGAGGCTGATGCTTATGACGACAGCCCGATGGTTAGCCCTGTAGAACGTGTCTTTAATGACATTGTTGCCACCACCAAAGAAGAACCAAAGTCTATTCTGCAAGAACGATATGAGGCTGGTGGAGACATTTCACCTGCATTTGTTGAGCAACAGGTAGAACCTGCTCCATCAGAGCAGACTGTTCCATCATCTAGGATTGACCCGAATAACATTCAGCCTATTATCTTTAGTAAGACTCAGGCAAAAGCACCGTCAGGTTTGTTTGAAACCATTGGTGCTATGAATGCTTACGCATACTCTCCGCTATATAACTATCTTTCTAATAAG